AATACCGCTTACAAAGCCGGTCGCAATTTCGGTTGCAACGTCCAACACCTCGCCTATGTGGTCGGAAATGCCCTGCACAAGGCTTGTGACTATTTCAGCCGCTTGTTCTCCTATGCTCGCCGCATTGTTTGCAAGGCTTTGCGCAAGGCCCATCACAATGTCATAACCGGCCTGTATCATGCCCGTTACGCCTTGCTCGGTAAACGCTGTTGTGAGCGTTTCCACCCATTCGGAAGCTGCCGAAACAAGCTCGCCCGCCTGTTCGGTCAGGCCCTCGGTGATATAGCCAAGGAACTGTGTCCAGTTGTCTTCAAGGGTGGCAAGCCTGCCCTCAAAGGTCTGGCTTTGCTCGTTCATAGCGTTGTAGAACTTGCCGCCCTCTTGCGCCGCCTTTATCAGCGCATTAGAAAGGTTTTCGTAGGTTGCATCGGCAGTCTCAACAAGCGCAACGTCCTTTTCGAGGTAGTCCGCCAACAGGCTGTAAATATCAATGCCTGCATAAGCAAACTGCTTCACGTCCGCTGCGGTGGCTTCGCCCGCGTTTTTAATTTGCTGTAAGTTCTGCGCCATGCGCTGCAATTCATCATTGCCGCCGCCAACAGCCGAAACAGCATCGCCCAAGGCATTTATAACCTCGCGGGCATCCTCTGCGCTTTCGCCGGTGGAAATGAGAAAGCGGTTTGCAGCAATCAGGCCGTCAGTGTCAAAAGGAGTGCGTGCGGCATCCTCTTTGATTTTCTCAATGGCTGCGTTGGCCTTTTCGGCACTGCCTAATAGCGTGGTGTATGCAACGGTGTACTGCTCTATCTGCGCATTGTAGTTAATGCCGGTTGTCAGCATCGACTTGCCCAGTTCAACAGCCTTGCAAGCAAGGCTCGTTATGGCGTTGGAGAGCAGGTTTGCGGATGTAACAGCGCTTTTTAGCTGTTCCGCAAAGCTTTTTGTGCTGTTGCCAGAGCTCTTTGCCTTGTCGCCAAAATCGTCAACGCTCGCGCCCGCGCTTTTGGCTTTGTCGCCAAAATCGTCAACGCTCGCGCCCGCGCTTTTGGCTTTGTCGCCAAAATCGTCAACGCTCGCGCCCGCGCTTTTGGCTTTGTCACCGGAATCCTTGAGCGAATCTCCCAGCTCTTTGCCGCTTGCCTTTGCGCTGTTTACTTTGCTGTCAAAGTCGTTTGTGTTTAGCACCAGCGAGGCCGATAGTGTAAACAAATCCATGCACTTCTCACCGCCTTTTTGCATAAAATAAAAGCGCCGAGTGTTAATCGGCGCTTTCTGTGGTTTTGGGGTTGTCGAGCGCAAACAGCCCGTTTATAACGTCTGCCGCTATCTCATCGCCCGTGCGCGTTTCCCTCGGCTTCGGGTTTAAAAGGTCGCTGTAGCTTATGTTCAGCACCTTGCCACCCTGCAAGCAAGAATTGGCTGTGTTTTCCACCGCTATCTTTAATGCCTGCGACATATACTCTTTGTATAGCTTTTCTTCGTGTTGGCGCTTAATAATCGCCCGTATTGCATACAAAAGGGCCTTGCCGTCCAAAGGCTGCGGGCACGCGCAAATGGCAAGCGTTATCCTCTCCGCACCAGCCCAGCGAACGGTTTGAAAAAATCCCAGAACGCTTCGTCCTCTACAACGTCTTTGATTTGCGCAAAGGTTTCAAGGATGTTCTGCGCCTCGATTTTCTTAACCGTTGTGCGCTGCAAGGCCGCAAGCACCTCGCACACATCGTTGTAATGCTTTTCCAGCAGCAGCGTTACAAGCTTGGCTGTAACATCGGTACCGTTGCGGATTATTTCGGCCTGCGTGGCGTTGGCGCTGTCAAGCTTGCCCTTTTCAAGGGTGCTTATAAGCTCCTCGTCCGTGGCAAAAGCCGAAATATGCGTAGCGCAAACGCACATCACGCTTGCGGCGTCTTTGGTGGTCAGTTCAGAGATTTTCATAACGTTTGCCTCCTGTTATGTGATTAACCTTCGGTGCTGGTAGATTCAGCGGTGCCAGCAACAGCAAACACCTCAAAGGGTACGGTGTCTTGGTCATCAATGCTAAAGTGCGCGGTGTAGGTAAAGGCAAACTGGCCTTTTGCCTTGTCGTTGCTTTGCAGCTGGAAGCCGCCGGTGCTGAGAGCGCTCATCATGTGTATTGCGATATAACCGCCGTTGGAATCGCCGTTTTGATTGGAGTAGTCACCCACCCACCAAATATCCTTGAAATCATCATCGGTGGGGTCATTGTAGGGCACAATTTTGGTTTCATCAGAGGAATCGACCTTGGCTGTACCGACAAGAGACTTAATTGTCTCTGCGGTTATGGTAACAAAGGTGCCGGAAAGCGAAATCTCCCAGTTATCATGCTTTTTAAGCTCTTTGGTGTTCTTGGGGCAGTTGTCTATATCCTCGCCGAAATCGGTAAAGTTGTGCGTGGCGGTAAAGGTTGTGCCGCCGGTAGTAGCACCCATAATGTTACCGAGGATGGTATCTTTGGTATCGCTTTTGGTAAAAGAGGAAAGAATAACGCCAGCGTTAAGCTGGATGTTTTTAAAGGTATCAGCCGGAATTTTGGTAAATCTCATTTAAAATCACCTCAATCAAAAGTAAGGTATTCAGCCGTTACATTGATGTAGCGGCGCTTTACGCTGTTGTCGCCGGTGCTTATGGCTTGGCACCACGGCTCGCCGCGCTTTAGCCATATGAGGCCGTCATCGCACACAAGGGTAACGCCCCCGCGCCCTATAGCCTTTGCCAGCTTTTCGGCTTCAGCGTTTGGCGTGGCCTCGCTTTCCGTGTGGAACCACAGATTGACCGTGATAGCCACGGGTGCGGTGTCAAAAGCGCCGGTTTTCAGCTCATAGGTCAGGTAGGGCAGGACAACATCGTCCGGCACAGCGCTGGCCGGATAAGCGTCCATAAACTGGGCAAAAAAAGCCTGTAATGCTGCGCCTTTGGTCATGTTGTCAGCTCCCATTCTTCGCAAGTAGCCTTAGCAAGCTGAAAAGTTGCTGTATCGGGCGTTACAATATCTTTTGAGTTGGATGTAATGCGATAAATTTGGTCATCCTCAACTCTTTTTATAACATCGTGAAATTCAAGCAAATTCTTTTTCTCTGTCACAACATCAAAAACGTTTGTAACGCCTTCTTGTTCGGCAATTCTGGCCTGTAAAGAGGAATTTTTTACGACAGCTGCGCTAAATACGACTTTTCCTGGTACCCATGTGACGTAGTTTCCGCCCTCAGCGTCTGGTACATGGGTCTTTTCCATGAAAACATAATCTTTAAAAAAAGCCTCATATAGCGCTGCCATCAAATTTTCCTCCACTTGTTAAGTCTGTTAGCGAAAACGTTCTGCCATGTAACCATACCGCCGGTGCTGGCATCAGTTCCTTTTGTGTAAGAATAAACACCGGAAAAACTTTCCGACACATACGGGCTTGCCGCCTTGTCACCGTTCTTCTCCTGCCATGCGGCAATATCATCCGCAAGCGTGATAACGGCCTTTGGCACGGCAAGCGCATACACTGTGCCCGTAAACGTTTCATCGGTCAAGTCCGTTGCAGGATACCGGTGCAGGCCGTCATTGAACACGGAGCCGCAAATGCGGAAATACTGGCCGGAAAGCAAAAAAGGCAGTGTAATACTGCCGTCCGTGATGGTATATTCGCCATCTTTATACGCCGCAACAAACCAATTGTTGATGTGGCGCAGAACTTCTTCAAGCATTTACACTGCCTCCTTTATTACTGCCAGAATGTCAGCCTTTAACATAGAGCTGCTAACCCCACTAATGCCGTTTTCCTCGGCATACGCCAAAAGCTGTGCCTTTGTCATACTGTCGAGGTCAACGGTATCTTGTGCGGAGGCTGTACTCAGCAGCTCATTTAACCCCCCGTGCTCGCGGAGCCGATGGTCGCAACGACAACACCGTCGAGCTTCTCCGCAAACAGCTCCATACCGTTCACAACGGTATCGGACGCGGTCAGGTTGGTATAATCGGAACTTTCGTGGATGCCGATATAGCCCGTGCTGTCGGAAGTGAAGCTGAACGCCTCGTTGAGGTCTGCGCCGTTGACGGGGATGTAATACAACACGATGTTGCTCTTGGCCGTGGCGTAAATCTTGCCCTTGGGGACAGAGCTGTTGAGGATAACAGTGCCGAGGCCGAGGAAGTTCTCGATGTAGGACATCCCGAACGCGGTCTGCATCGTGATGTTGGCGGTTGCCAGATAATCGGCAACGTCCAGCGGGTTCATAAAGTAAACCGCGCTGATTTCATCGTCCTCAAACAGCACCTGGAGCTGGCCCCATGTCTGCGCTAAGGCGGCTTGGAAAGTCGTGCCGGTCGCAGTGCCCGTGCCCGTGGCAAGAAAGGTGAAGAAGTCCTTGCGGATGCCTTTCTGCACGTCTTTCAGCATTTCCTCGGTGGTCATATCGACCGCCTGCTCATAGCCGCGCTCGGTGATAGCCTCCGCGCTGGTGGCCTTGCGCCACTTCTTCAAGGTGATTTCCTTGTAGGTGACGGCCTCGGTGGTGTACTTAGAGAGCGGAATGGTTTCGCCCTCGCCAACAGTGCCGTCCTCAAGAGTGCCGGAGGCTTTGTAGGTTTTCAGTACAGTACCCGCCTGCTTCGGGATTTTGCGGGTTACGCCGAGAGCCTCTACCAGCTTCTTGATGGAATAGCCGAACATTTCAACAAATTCAACCTCGCGCACGCGGGCAAGGTCGCTCTTGGTAATCAGATTGGCGTCTGCCATAGTTAATTATCTCCTTTCGGAGCGGTGAACAAATCCATGTTCTCCGCGATTGCTTTCCGACGCTCTGTGCGGTCGGAAATTTTCATAATATCGTCTTTGGTAAGCTTGCCGCCAACATTCTGCGGGGGATGGTCAACGGGAGCGGTCTCTGTCCGCGTCTTTGTGATAAAGGCGCTGTATTGCTCTTTCACGCCAGCCATCACCTTGTCTGCGTCTGCAAGCTTGCCGTCCTTGTCCAGCTTTGCCGCGCCCTGCGCGATAAGCACGTTCGCAACAGTTTCGATGTACTTGTCATTCACGCCGCCGTCTTTGAGTGCTTTCTTCAGAACGGCTGCGGTCGCGCTCTTGTCTTTTTCGGCCTGCAAAGCGGTAAGTCTGGTGTTTGCGTCCTCATACTTTGTCTTGTAATCCTCCTGCTTGAGGGTCGCAAGCTCCTGCTCCATCGGCTTTAACCGGGTCACTTCGGCCTGCGCCGTTTCCAGCTCGTCCTTTACCGGGTCAAAGATGCCGTGATGCAAGTCCATGAGGGATTTAAGAACCTCGTCCGTTGCTTCGGGGAGGATTGCTCGGAGTGCTTTCCGATTAAAAGATTCAGCCATTTTATAGCTCCTTTCCGCTTGCGTGCGGGATGTATAGCGGGCACAATGCACTGCGCCCTGAACGATTGAACAGCGGAGGGGAATCGAACCCCTTGCAGGTCGGAGGTTGGAGCCTGCACAAACCATACCGCCGCATATAATGCCCTGCCAGAATCGCACTGGGGCCACATACGCATGAGAAGAAAGGTTAAAGACCCATCCGTATACAGAGCCGCTTCTTATGGGCGCGGCTTATGGGGTTGAAGGAAAGGAGGGCAAATAATGCCTGCGAGAAGATGTTGGAGCCTCCGGCGCGAATTGAACGTGCAACCTGCCGATTACAAGACGGCGGCTCTACCTGTTAAGCTACAGAGGCATAACGGCCACTTTTACGGCAGGCCACGCCGCTTTGTCCCTCCAATGGGAGGGCAATCTTGCACCGCTATCTGTGCCGCCACCTTTGCTTTGGGGTGTTGGTTAGCCCGCCCATTCGCAGGGTCGCGCCCTGCCGATAGGACTTTCGCCCTTGCGCTCAACCGGCTTTGGGAATCGGGGCAGCATTTTGGACTTGCACCAAATGGCAGGCATGGGGGAACCTGCCCCGCACTATGCTGCTGCATATAAGGCCCGTAACGTGGGCCAGCCGTTTGCTCTACCAGCCGAGCAATGGAGCGGCGCGCTGTCCTCTTCGGCAGCAGAAAAGGGTCTTTTGTACAAAGGCCCCGTTCTATCTATGGCTACGCCGCATATATATGGAAAATGCAAATTTTTGGTATCTGCCTTTCGCTCTTTTACGCATTTTTTAGCGATTGCTCTAACAAATCTTTATATTCGGCTATATGGTCTGCTATTGCGGGCTTTATATACGGCCTCGCGGGCATTCCCTCGGTCATGTGCGCGTCAAGTCCTTTGCTGCGCAGAATAGCCATAATGCGCTTGGCTTCCTCGTAGGTATAGCGCTTGTCGGCCGCAGAACCTTTTTTGCTCTCGTCACCGCCCTTAACATATACCCACCAGCCATAGCCGCCGTTGTACTTGCCCGTGCCATACTCCACATAAGCGCCATACTCCGAGTTGGTTCCGACATATAAGGTGTTTCCGTCCACAGCATGGGTCACGCCGTCGCGCAGATTGCCAGTATCAACAGCCTTGCTTTCGGTCAGGCTGTCTTTCGCATGCCCTTCAGCGGCTTCACCTGCCGATTCCAAAAAGCGCTCAACCGCATTATTCACAGCGGCTAATACCTTGTCGCTGTAATCATCCAACTGGATGTCAAGAGATAAGGTCTTGCTATAGCTCATTTGACCGTCACCTTCACTCTGATATTGGCTTTTTTCCGTTCCTCATCGGTTAGCATAGACTTAAAGCCTACGGTCTGGTATTTACAGGTACAGCGGCAGTTATACACCAAATACGGGCTTGCGGATGGGTCGCCGGGATACATCATAGGCTCGCCGCCCACGGTAAAAGCTTCTCCCATTTTAACGGTTTGGCCGTCCGCTGCGGCGTGTTCGTGCCTTGTGCGGTTGTCATGTGTGGCAAGCCATGTTTTTTGGATTTCCAGCCCGTATTTTTTAGCCGCTTCCTCAGCCGCCGCTTGTCTGCCCGCATTCTGCGCAGCAGTCATGGACGTGCGCGCCGCCCTTACAGCGCTAACCTTTGTCATTGTGTCTATGCGATTCATAAGGTCGGAGGCCATGCGGGGTATGCTATGCCCTTGTAAAATAGAGCTTGTGACCTGCTCGGTTATGCGCATTTTGCCATAGTCCAAATCAAAGCCACGCGCTATCGCCCGCGCTTTTGGGTAATATGGCATAACATCGGGCTGCTTCACAACAAGCCGCTTGACCGTTGCCTCATCCCATAATGTATAAGAGGTGCCAGCGCTCACGGTGCGTCCAACAAAATCATAATTGTGCGCATACACCGCAGGCATAGTGTCGTTGATGTAAGTTGTTGCGATTTCGTCAGCGTCTACCACTCTCGCCGCTACCTTATCGCGTAACTCTGCAAACCTTTGGCCTTGCAAAATAATGGATTTTCGCCATTTGATATAATGCTCTTTTGTGATTTTGCCTGCGTCAAGGTCAGCTTTCATAGCCTTATCGCGCTTGGCAAACTGCTCGAAATACGCCTTGACGGTTTTCGTCAGCTCCGCGCTGGCCTCGCCATACATGCGGATAATGCGCCGCTCTAAGGCCGCGATTTGCTCATCCGTCCACTTCGCCGCTTCGTCGGTCATTGCATATCACCGCCAGAAAAATAGCCAGATTAACTTATCGACCGTTTCAAATACAATGGCCAGCACTATGACGCAGGCCAAAATATCCAGCGTGCTCATTGTTGTCCCTCCTGCTGCTTGTTCGTCGGTTCCTGCTGCGCTGCGTTAAACCGCTCCAAGTCCTCCGCAGACAAGCGCTCAAGGATGCCCGCGACTTCATCCGGGGTTATCCACGGGATGTGATTCAGCGCAGCGTCCGCGTCGATTATGCCTGCGGTCTTTGCGTTTATCACCATGTCCGTTTGCTCTTGGTAGTTGGACAGCCTGTTGCGCTTGAATAGAGGGGTGGCTTCTTTTTTATCCACGCCCTGCAACGCCAAGAGCTGCTGCACAAGCGAGATAATTTGATACTCGAAATCATCTGCCTGCTCGTCCACAGCCTGATATGCAGCGTCTATATGGTCGTTCGTTGCGCCCGCCGCTATGGTATGCACATCAAGCCCGCCAAAATCCTCGTATATCTGGCTGCGGAGGCTTGTTAGGAGCTGCTGCCGCGCCTGATACGGGACTTCCTGCGTATACGGTGTAATCTTGCCCTGCTCGGTGGTATCGGCCTCGACGATATGATTCATTTTGATTTTGTTCAAAAACTCGCTGAGGTCTTTATCCGTCGAGCCGCCATAGTTCTCCACAATCCAGTAGATTTGCGTGCAGTCCTGCAAATCGTTTGCAAAGCCGCTCATTACAAGGTCGTATGCGTCAATCGTGGCCTGCACGCCTACCAGAGTGGATTGCTTCAAGCGCGAACCATAGAGCGGGACAACGGGCAATGCGCTGTAATTGTCCGCGCATATCACTTCATCGTCCACGCCCTTGACTGTATAGGCAATCTCCCGGTTGTACGCTTGCTTCTCCTGCTCGACTTGCAGCGTGTTCCCGCTGCCGATGGTGCTGTACTTGGTGTAGCCGTCAACCTCGTACAATATCGCCTGCATGGGCTTGTCAGGGGCCAGCCGCCAGTACCGGATGCCCGCGCCCAGCATGCCGTTGTGCTCGTCCCAAAGCGGGGCGAACTCCGGCAGCTTGAACAGCTCTATATGGTCGCTGGCCCAGAAGCAGAAAGAAAGGCCGTGGATAAGAGCAAAATAGCCTGCGTCCTTTATGCGCTTGTCTGCCTCCACGCCCAGCATCGCCTTGATGCTGTCTGTATCCTTGCCCTTTTCGCCGAATTGCAAGCCGTTCCCGAGGCTGTATGTCACGCGCTGCGTGTTCAGCCGCGCATAGAAGTTGGAGCAGATTTCGTTTCTGCTCCCTGTAACGACGGAGCCGCGCTTGTACGCTTCGCCCAGCAGTCGGTTAAACTTTCGGATGCCAACATTGCGCTGTCGGTCGTACTCGTCCGCTGTATGCGCCATCCGCACGGCTGGGCTTGACTGGTGCTCACTGATAAGACGGGACAAAAACTCCGTCTTGTCTGTTGCCGCTTGAAAATCTTGGAATGTCAGCACTTTGCCAGCCTCCTATACACAAATGTTGCAATCAAAAAGTATAATGGCGGAATTTGAGCATAGATTGCATGGATTGTTGTTGCAATCTCTACTCTCCAGGCCTGCGCCATATACACTCAGTGCTATAGCGAATACCGTCGATGTGGTGGTTGTTATAATCAGGGTACCCCGGCATGGGTTCGCCGTTCTTGTCTGCCTCGTACTCATACTCTAAAAACTCTTTGAGGGTGTCTGGGCAGCGCACGGGGTCTATCACAATAGCGGTAAGCCCCTGTAGCCATTTCGTGCCAGTCTCAACGCTTCCCGGCCCTTTGATGGCGGGATAGCATTTCAAGCCCCAGCGCGTGTAATCATAGCAGCTCTTTTTCTCTGCGCTGTCTGCTGTCAGTCGCTCGCCGTCGCCGTCGCGTTGGAGAATGCCGCGTTCTTTCAATAGTGCAAAGGTATCTTCGTTGTTCATGCCCCAGCGCGTCAGCTCGTCAAAGACGTACAGAGTACGGTGCGCGTGGTCGTAATAGCAGGAGTTAAACGCCCACGGGTCAGGATAGAAGCCCCAGTCAACGCCGTGATATATGCGGTCGAACTGTTTGATTTGCGCGTCTGTAATGCGCTCGGCGCGGATGTTGGTAAATATCTCCTTGCCGCAGCCTGTGACCTCGCCAAGATATTCATGCGCATACGCTGTCGGGTTCGTGTCCCGCAGCATTTCCGCGCGTTCGATAAACGCGGGGCCAAGCCATTCCTCGGGCGTTGTGCGGTAGTCGGTATGCTGCACAAGCCGCTTTGGTGCTGTCTCCATTGCGTACTGGTTCGCCCAGTTACGCGGGGACATCGGCGGGTTAAAACTCTTTAGGACAAAAGAAAAAGAGCCGCCGCGTAAACACGACTGCTCAACATTTCGTATTTCCTCGGGGCCCGCGTATTGGTCAAGCTCCTCAAACCACAGCACACCGATATATCCAAACGGCAGCTTGATGGATTTCAGCTTTCCGGGGTCATCCAAACCAAAAAACAGGATTTTCTGCCCTGTTTCAAGGTTTGTTATCTCCATAGGGTTGGTGGTACATTTCCATTTCCCAGGCTCAAGCTCATTTATTGCCCATTGCATTTGCGCATACACACTGTTGCGCAGCGTGTTGCCCACCTTGCGGATACATACCGCGTGGCAATCGGGGTGCTTTTTTAGCAGCGCCCATATAGCCAAGCTGCAAAAGGATGACTTGCAGGAGCCGCGCCCGCCATTTTCCACAGCCTCATTGATAGAGCCGTGAAGCATCTTTTGAAATGTAGGCAAAAAAGGCGGGGCAACGAGTTCAAACAGGCGCGACCAGTTTACAGCGTTGATTTCGGCCTCGTCGCCCTCTGTTTCTTCGCTCGGCTTATCCCCAACAATCTGCATAAGCTTTAGCAAATCGTCTGGACTTCCTTTTTTTATGGATTTCATCACAGTAGACGCCACAAGAAAGTCCACATATCGCGGTTTCTTTGGAACTGGCATACCGCTTTTGCGTATCACTTCGAGCTGCTTCGGGTCTTTTATGACCGTATACAGCATCTCTTTTGTGGTGTCAGCTATGCCAGCTTTCTGCCGCCGTGACTGCCCAGATTTTACGCCACCGTTGTGCCCCTTTTCTCTCGCTTCGCTCACGGTTCGGAACGGGCAGAGATTCTTTTCATTCGCCACCCGCCGACCTCCTGTTGATTATTTTGTGTAAAAGAAACTCGCTGTTTTGCAGTTCGTCCTTTTAGCGCTTTGAAAACTCGCTGTTTTGTTGCTCATAGCTCCCTTGTTGTGGCGGGATGTGCTATATCTGCATAGCTGCCAACTTTTTGAAGCGTTGAGCTTGTGTATAAAATTTTTCGCGCTGGTTGTAATGCTCACATCAAAGCCCATCTTCGCATAGTGCTCTGCCACGACGCATAAGAAGCGATAGCCCAGGCCTATACCCTGATAGTCTGGCAAGATTACAATGCGGGAAATGCGCTTTATTTTCGCGTTGCTGACGTGTGGCTGGTGTATCACAGCGCAGAAGCCAACTATGTTATCTCCATCATAGAGCCCATAACACACAACAGCACTTGCAAGCTCCGAACCTAAATAGTGATAACGCCTAAACTTTGCCCACTCGCTGCGGTCGCACCGTCTGACGGTAAACTCTTTCCGTGCGCGTGGGCTGCTCCGAAAAAATTTTGCATCGTGTTAGTATCGAAAACCCAATCAGGCTCTAACCAATCCAAAATATCATAGTGGCAGCTCACGGCGACGAACTTTCGCCCCCCCCGCCTAACAGCTTTGCTTGTTGCAAGGCAAGCTGTCTGCGCCACCTGTCTATCTACCACAGAGGTAAATTCATCAAAGCACACAAAATCTTGTGTCAACAGCGCACGCGCCAAATCGACGCGCATCTTCTCGCCGTTGCTCAATACGCTGTACGGCTTTAACCACGAGGGAACAGAGCCAAAGCCGACCGCATAGAACATTTTGCAGATTTCGCTAACGTCACACTTTGGCATATCATCAATGACGCTTTTCGCGGTGTACTCATATCCGCTCACATAATGCTCACCGAACACTTCTTTTGCAATCGTGCTTTTGCCCGTGCCGCTGCCGCCGACTATAACGCCGATGTTCCATTCATCAGGTATCTGTATCTCGCCCACAAAATGCTCGCATGAGTTTTCTGGCTTTATATCATAATCGGCCTCTATTTTTGACACGCGAAACGTATTATCCGGGCAGTTCTGCCTTACAATGTCGAAACGTGGCAATTATAGCCCTCCTCGCTCAACTTCATAAAGGTTTCTTCGGCCTCGCTTTCGCTCTCACACTCTACAACAACGGAAACACTCTCATGCAGGCTAACCTCTGGCCTCTCTGTCTTTTCTTCTGGTTCTTGGCTCATGCCCCAGTCAAGCTCTAAATCTCCAAAGTCCAGCCCGTCCAGCTCATCGGCAAGCAAATCAAAATCCCACTCTGCCAGCTCGTTGGTCTTGTTGTCCAGCAGCCTGTACTTGCGTTTCTGTTCCTCGGTCAAGCCCTCTTTAACGCACACCTCAACGGAAGTGCGCCCCAGCTTTTTCAGAGCCTTGTATCTTGTATGCCCAGCAAGGATAACGCCGTTTTCATCCACCACAATAGGCGCAACATATTCGCATTGCTTGATGGATTCCATCACGGCGGCAACCGCAGCGTCATTCTTACGCGGGTTGTTCTCGTATGGCTTTATCTGCGCCAACGGCAGCTCTCTAATCTCCATTTTCTTCTTCCCTGTATGGCTCCGCGCCATAATCCTTGTTAAACGGCTGTATCTCGCCAAACAGTTTGATATACGTTGCAACAAGCTCCCGGTCTATGGTAACAACGGTGTTTTCGCTTCGCGGATTGGTGTTGATGTTCGCGCTGCTCTCTATCAGACAGTCGAAACGCTCTCCCTGTATCGCCATAACTTTGCTGTGGTTTCGGAAGATAACCATGCGCCCGTTTTCTTCAGCGATAAATGCCTTGACAGTATCGTAAACTTCTGGGTAGCTACCTTTGAAAATCTCTCCCAAAAAGAAGTCCACCCGCCCCACAAGGCCGCGCTCGTGCCATTTTTTAAGATCAAGCACATCCTCGCCCGCCATGCACCACGTCGAGATGGCGGCATATTTGATGGGCTGTTAGCGCAGAACCATTTTGAAAAATGTGAAGCTGTCCACGTCGCCAAAACTGAAACAATGGTAGCAGTCGCCCTCTTGCCAATGCCAATCAATAGCTGCCTCTAATGCTTTTTCGGATGCAGCCTTACGCCAAAGCTGCCGTGTGCCCATACTGTGAGATACTTTTATCTCACCCTTTGGCTCTGTCTTGTCTGGCTCTTTTAGCTCATCGTCAAAGCTTAGGTCAAAGTCAAACCCTTGCAAGTCAAAATCGTCATCAATCACAGTGTCCCTCCGAAAATTTGCATAACAAAAGAGCCGAAGCTTCTTGCCTCGGCTCTTATACATTTTCTATTCTATCAGAACAAACCGAACACGTCAAGGGGCAATTCGCTATTTGGTCAAGGTTTTCAAGTACCTGCTAAATTTAACCCGCGCACTATCACTTGCTGCGCCGTTGCCTATGGCTTTGGCGCAATCTGCCCATGTGCCGCGCTCTACATATTTCACAGACAGTATTGTGCGGATTTCGGGGTCAGGTATGCCCTCCAAAAATTCAATCATTTTCGGCAGGCTTTCCGCATACTGCGCTTGCTGTTCCTTTTGCATAGCAATCAGGCTTTTCAGCTTATCGCGTAACGACTCATTTACCACGCGCCCGTGCACCGTTGCGTGACAAATAATTGTAGCTTCACCCGCGTCCGTGCTGCTCTGCACCGTTTCCTGCACCTCATCGGGCATAGCATCCAGCGTGCGTTGCAGCTTCTCTATACGCCGTTGCCGCTCGGCTATATCAGCGGGGAGCCGCATTAGATATTTTAGTTCTGTTGGTGTCACGCCCTCGCCATCCTTTCTTTGCACTCGCGCGATTTAGCCACAACGTACTCCACAAGCTCATACTTTTCTTGCCGGTCACCATGCTCGCAAGCATTCAAAAGCCTGTCGATTTCGGGGCTTATCGCGTCCATGATTTTCTTTGTCTGTTCGTCTGTCAGTTCAAGCTCTGCGCTTATGTTGTAAATTGCCGCCGCCATAAGCGTACATGTTGCCTCTATACCTGTAGCACAACCATTGCGCTCATACATCCGGTATGTTGCTAAAAGCTGCTTGTTCATCACTTTCGCGCCTCTTTTCCCACGCTTTTGCCTTGTTTTTCCATGTAGAATATGGCATACAGCATTGCCGTGCGGCATCCGCGCCTGTTATATCACCATTTTGCCAGCGCTTGAACACGGCCTCAAAGTTTGGCGGTAGCGGGTCGGCTTTTCGGCCTAAATGCACGCCGCGCGCCTTTGCCGCCGCTATGCCCTCGGCCTGTTCTTCCCTGCGGCTCGCCGCGCTGGATGCTTTACAAAGCGCTATTGTCAGCACTGCCATAGCCAGCGCAAGAATCGTTAACAGAATCGCCATATGCTGCCTCCTTTGCCTTTTTCAGCTTGTGAAAATACATCCGCTCCAAGCGTTCAGCGTTGCGCTCGTTCCAGCGTGTTTCAAGCCAGCCGTTATTTCTGCCGTTCATGTTGCCTCCTTGCTCCAAAGCATAGAGCGCAGCGATAAAATAAGCTCGTGATTATCCGCTTTCTCCATATGCTCGTAGAAATACCCAACCGCATACAAAACCGCCGTGCGGAATCTTTCATCTGTTGTCAAATTTTCCCTCAAAATATCCGTGCATAAATGTTCGGCGCTGTTTATAAAAATTTCGAGAATCGAATCGTAACAGCTAGAATCTACCCTAAGATAGGTCTTTGCATCTTCCAATGTCACAATCACATTGTCACACCCCCATCAGATACAGCCAGCAGAATTTTGTGATTGCTGCGGGCACGACAATCAGGGCAAGCAGCCAGAAAATGACTATCAGACACCCCACAGCCATTCCAAAATAATATTTTGCATCATGCTTTTTCATCGTTTGCCTCCTTTTTTCAGCCATTTGAATAAGCACACGTTATATTTGTCCATTGCTATCCTCCTAATAATCCGGCAGCAAGTCGCTCGCAGGAACATCCAGCGCTTTTGCCGCTGCAATAATCGTGCTCACCCGTATGTCCCTATAAGCCACTTCCATATTCGATATGGTTTGTTGGCAGACGTGCATCCTCGCTGCGAGCTGCTTTTGTGTTAGCCCCTGTTGTTCTCTCGCGGCCTTGATTTTCTCACCTGTGTCCATCGCCATCACCCCCCGCCAGCTTCGTCATAATTTTGCCGTACTCATACGGTTTAAGGCCGTATTGTGGTGCAAGGGCCAGTACATCATCAATACTCGTCTTTGCGTGCTGCGTACACCTGAAGCGCTGCCCATCCGACCGATTGTGCGTTCTTGATTCTCGTTAGTGTCTCCGGTTGCAGGCATCACAATAGCGTCTGTGGCCGTTTGGTTTTAGCTCATACTCGAACGGCTTTCCGCAGTCCTCGCATATCATTTCTGCCATCATCTTCTTTTTTTAAGTTCCTTTCTCTCCGCAATGCGGATTATTTTTGACTTGTTCCCAGCAGCCGCGCCGTTAAAGCTCTGCAACCATTTGATTTTTGCCTTGCGCTTTTCGCACTCGGCTTTGTACCTTTCGCAGCTGCTCCAACAGCACGGTTTCCGGTCTGGGCAATCTTTACACATGGATTTTACGTCCCTTTTATGCCATCCTGTTTTGTTCTGCTGCATATTCATTCCACTTTTTACCAATAATCTCTATATCCATCCAGCCGAGTTCGTCATCATCCACGAGCTGTTCCGCCTCTTGCTCTAATAGCCATTGTATAAAGCCGTGTATTTGGTTTGTAACCAGCGACTCGATAATGGAATCATCAATGCGTTCGCTGTTAGAGGTGGCTTTTATTCCGTTTTCCTCCCATCGCATTTTTATATCAAAATTCACCATGTTCATAATCCTATTGAGGCTTTGCAAAAACCATATAAAAGAGAGCGGAAGAATTTCATGCGGTTCTTCTACAGTTCCATTTGGTAACTCTATACGCTCGGTCGTAAAGGTGTCAAGGCTATTCTTAATCGCTTGTCTGTATGTCATAATTTTCCCTCCATAGTTCACAAGTGTATCTCTTTCACTTCGATGCCGTATTTTTCCAGCATCAGTTTTCTTTTGAGCACAAACAGGTTGTAAGTAGCGCCCGCTGTGTGGCCCTTTACGTCCTCTACAACGGGTTTTCCGTTGCGCGTGTATGCAAAGTCGGCCACATAGTATGCGGCGCGTTCCAGCCGCCCGTCTGCCCGTCTGTGCGCGTCTGTGAGCTTGTATCGCACTTGCCGCTGCAAATCGCTGATTTCGCCGCGCTCCTGCATCGCGCTCAGTACCAGCCACCGCTTTAGCTCGGCCTTGCTGTCAAAGCTCTCGCTGCGGTATCGGCACTTTTGCGCGTGCAGTTTATTTGATGGCCTGCGGTTAAACCTCATCACAGGAAGCCTCGTCCATCTTTGCACGACACGCAGGGCAGCCTTGGAAAAGTTCAAGCATTTCTGGACGTGTTCGCTCTTTTTCTACAAACATAAAGCCGCAGTTTGAGCAAATCATGTATAGGCCGCGTTCGTTGTTATCCCCGAATGCCCAGTGCGCGTGTACCACCGGCGCAACGTCGGCAGCGGGGATTTCATCAATGTACTGTGTTGGCTCAAGCCCTTTTGCCCATGCGTGTATTGCGGCTTTAATTGCCTTTTCGCGGTCTATGTATTCAGCCATTGCTATTCCTCTCTTTCAGCCTTTCAAGCCATCGCGCCGCTTTTTCTTTCATAACCTTTTCAATGTTATCGGGTTTAACTCTGCCATCCGCATAAACTATAACAGCACCACAAAGCTGTACATCCGCAATCTCTTCCGTCAGGTTTTCAACGGCATCCTCAACGCTAACCGGTGTCGGGTTTCCTGTACCCATAGCCCTGCGCAATTTGAGCGCGGCCTGCGCCAGCTCGCAAGCCTCCTCGGCAAGCTGTGCAAGGCATTCAGTTTCAGGCAAGGTTTCAGCCGTGCGGATAATACCCTGCATAAAGTCGCCGTTTGTGTGGGCTTCCCACAACCACGCGTGCCCATCACAAGCCTCAGTTGCTTTCGGTGTTCTACACTCAAACAATGCGTGCCATAATGCCGTGTTTGCCGTTTCATCTTCTTGCAGGCAGTTGTTGAAGTGATATAAAAGCTCGTCTGTGTCAATCGTGATTTTCATTTGATTTCCTCCCACTCAAAACGCCCCTTGCCACTATTGCGCCACTGCCCTATGCCGCGCATTTTGCCATAATCAAGGCACTCACGCACGCACTTCTCAAGCGCGGGGTCTAAGCGCTCAACCTCAAACTCAATGGTGCTGCCTGCGGGGGCTTCATCGCTCTTAGCTATACTCACGCGCTCGCCCTGTGCCGTTTGCGCTCTCAATGGCCGCTCGCAAGTGTCCAGCTTTGCGCCCTGCATGTTGATGGGTATACAACGCGGATACACGAAAATCAGGCCATCAACCGCCTTTTTATACGCTTTTACGCTTGCGCACGCTTTGCCGCCCTCATAGCCCGCTTTGCCGCCCTTTGCTTTGCTTAGCTTTGCCATTGCTTTTTAACCGCCCTCCGGCTCTTTTATGAGCTTTCGAGTGCGGTTTGTGCTGTTTTTAAGCCAATCGCCCGCCGCCTGCATTTCGGCGTCAGAGCGCGTTACATTGCGCACGCCAACGCGCTTGCCGGATGTTGCTGCCGTGCTTTGTGAGTTGCCAGCGGCGTTGTTGGCATTGCGTTTTATCCAGTTACGCGCCGCCGCTTTCCAGTCTTTCATGGGGTCACGGCCTACTTTCCAGCCTTTGCTCTGGTAAAAATCCCAGTATATACCCGCCTCATTTGCCGTGCTGCCGTGGTTTTTAAAAAAATCAACAGCTTCGGCCTCTGTCGGGGGTACAAATCTCTCTCGGCGCGGCGTGGCCGCGCTTTCTTTGCCGTATCTCGTAAGAGATACGGTTTCTTTTTCGTATTCGTATTCGGATTCGGATTCGGATTGGATTACGGGGACATCTGCTTGCATTTGCTTGCATATGTTTTCATGTGCAAGTAAATGCGCTTTTTCGTTATTAGGTGCAGGGTATTTGCTTCTCTTAGCCCTTACGGTTTGGTGGCTGTCCCAGTTAGGTAGGTATAGGTACGGTGCGTCCTCAAACACATACAGGACAACTAAACCCACACTCGCCAATTTACGGATGCCATCCGACACGGATTTGGACGTTAAATTTTCTTTTAGCGGAAATAGCCTGCTTTTAATAACTGCCGGTCTGCCATCAAATCTGCCGTAATCGTCACAATTTACAATGAGCCTGTAATATAATGATTCTTCAAACCATGAAAGCTTGTCTATATGCTCGCTTGTGCATATGCTTTCTTTTAAAATTCGATTAGGCATTTTTCACTTCCCCTCACCTCTTGAAATCCCTGAGTAAATCAAAGCGATTTTCGTAAATGTTATATTTACTATTGACCATGCCTATAGATATTTGCGTTTGTCGCGCGTTTTCTGCCGGAACGATAAACATTCTATACGGGTTAATGTTGTCATTGGCAACTAAAAAATAAAAGTCGCAAGTTGGGATTCTCTTTTCAAGTCGAAATGTATAAAACTTCAACTTGTAAGTATTACTAAATTTAACATCAACCCTTATATCATCATTCACAAGCAAATCAAATGGTGCGTTTTGGCTCATTCTTTTTACTCTGTAGCCCATATTTACCAAAATATTATAGACGCGCGCTTCGGCTTGTTTTCCGGTTTCAGTATCACTTTCTTTCATCGGCAGATTAAGCTCTTTGGCTACCTGATAATAGCCGCCAGCTCGTCTCCTTATAGCATTTGTCAGCCTTTCATCGCCGTAATACGCCGCAAGTTCATTTCTTGACGGCATCCTTTGCAACTTAAGCCCATTTACAACTTCGTTTACAGCGCGAAAAATGGAGGCATCATCCCATTTAATCCTACAAGAACAGCCCATTTCACACACTTTCTCACTTTTTGTTTTGCGGGAAGTGTAACCCTTAATTAAAAGGCAAATCTTCGTTATCGTCAACGGCTATCGGTGCATCGTCTCCCTGCTCAGGGGGCATTGCATCAAGGCTGTTGTTATATGCGCTGTTGCTGCCCTCGCTGTCACGCTTGCCACCGCAAAAGCTTACATTGTTGGCGATAATTTCCACCGTGTGCCGCTTGTTGCCGTTCTTGTCTTGCCAATCGCGCGCCTGCAAACGGCCTTCAATGGCTATCAAATCGCCTTTGTTGAAATAGCGTTGAACAAATTCAGCGGTCTTGTTGAAGCAGATTACATCAATCCAATCTGTCCCGCGCTTGCCATCGTTGCCCTTGATATTGCGGTCGCAAGCTATACGCAACGAAAGCACGCAACCGCCCGATTGTGTCTGTTTAAGCTCCGGCGTATGTCCTATACGCCCCATAATGGCTACTGTGTTAAGCATTTTGATTTGCTCCTTTATTCATTTCTTTTACTGCGCAGTCAAAGCACAAGCGCTTGCCATATTTCTTTAAGCTGCTTGACGCTATCTGTTGCGCGGTAGATTCACCTGTGCGCCCGCTCTTGCCCGTGTACTTGCGCGCCAAAATAGGCTTTTTGCAGCACTCGCAGTAAATGGTATCATCCACGGGGCTTATGTCCTGCGCATTGCCGCCTGCGGGGGCTTGTGCGGGGCTTTCGGCCTGTGCCTTAGTCTCTTGCTTGGCTTGCACTGCGCCCTGTTTAGCGGCCTGTGTGCCCGTGTTGGTGGTATCGCTATCCTTGGTATCGTCTATAGCAAACAGGCCATTAAGCGCATACTTTCGGGCATAAGAGCTCGCCGCGCCTGTTATCTGTGAAGCGTCTATGCCCTTTTTGGTTTCCTCTTCCCTCGCATATGCTGTCACACAAACGCTCTCAGGTTTTTCAATGTCGTACAGCGTGGCTGTTGCCTTAACATACACGCGCCCGCCAATTTCGGTTATCTCATCAGATACAGTCAGCGCGACACCAGCACCTGCCAGGCGCGGCTTGACAGCTTCCAAAATATCCTCACAAGAGCGGTACTTGTACTTGCCAAAGCTGTTGTATTGGTTCTTGGGCGCTTTCAGCGCCACCTGTATGCTTAAAAGCTTACTATAAACACTCATTCTTTATGCACCTCTTAGAATTTAATACGGTAAATAGTCTTTTTCGCTCCAATCTTCGGGGACTTCAATCGGCGCCGTTACATCATCCGGCAACCAATCAGCCTCCGTTTTATCGAGCTGCTTTTCAAACTCATCGCAAGCCATGCGGATAGCCTCCAATCTCTCAGGCTTAAAAATGCGGAAACGGTACGGCCTCCAATCGGTGGGCTCGAACATGCTGAACATACCCAAATCGTGCTCAAGGTCATTGAGTGCGAGGCACAAGCGCAAGGCACTGCTTTGCAGGTCCCAAAGCCCCTGCGGCTCTTTGTAGTTGGCCGTGTACCCGTCAACCTGCGAGATTATAAAGCGCACAAGCTCTTTAACGTCCTGTGCCAGCTTGCGCTGATAGTCAATCGCCGCTTTTAGCTTACCCTTGTCAAAGTCAGAGAGAGGGCCATAGTATGCCGTATTAACGGTGTAGTATGTGATGCCGTCGCTGTCTATGGTGTACGCATACTTACAGAGCCGCCATTCGGCGCGCAACAGGTCGTGGCCGCACCGGTCTAAAACGTCAGACATCTTTTACGCCCTCCAGTTACGCACCATGCGCCGCGCGGCCTTATCGGCATAAAAGCTTAACTGCTCATACAGCCAATAGCCACCGCCAGCAATCGCAGTCAATACAAGGATAGGCAACAGCCACAACACAATGTTTTCGGTGGGGTTCTGCCAGTCCCAGCCCACAACGAACACCATGCCATAGCAAAGTGTTAAGTCTGCGGCAAAAGCCGCTACCGCGCCCGCTAAAGTGATATGCGCAGCAAAACGCGCCATCTTAATATCTTTCTTAGTCACTTTTAATCATCCTCTCATAACGGAACAGGCTCATAATGCTTGGCACGGCGCTTTGGCCGCGGTGCTGCCGCTTTGCGCTCAGGCGCTTTCAGCCGCGCTTGCTCATAAGCTATAAGCCCTGCATACGGCACAAGGCGGGTGCGGCTGTTTATCTGGTACAGCTCGCCAAAATCGCCTGCCGCCATGCGCTTGCGCACAAAATCGGGCTTTACATGCCAGCGCTCGGCTATTTCCGCCGCGCTCCACATACCTTTCTGTGCTGCCGCCATGCGGTATGAGATTTTATCGGCAAGCACATCAAGCTCGGCCTCGGTAAACATCACGCATCATCCTTTTTTAAAAGCTCATCGACAGTGCAGCCATACACTTCCGCTGCTTTCTCCACATTTTTGTCGCGCGGCACATTTTCGTCTTTTTCCCACGCTGAAATTGTGCGCAAGTCAACGCCAATACGCTTTGCGGCCTCTTGCTGTGTAAGCTTTGCAGCATAGCGCGCTTTGCGAAAGCCATTCACAGTAAAAACCAATCTCTTTTCCTCCTTTATATTGTTTTTTTATATTGGCAATCTCCGTTTTTTGAGATATTATGTATTTGCAGATATAATCAACTCAAAAACCGATTGCCAAAAAATACAAACGGCAAACCGGCTGTTTGCTTTACGCCTTTTTGCTGATTGCAGATATATTATATCTCCAAAAATGGAGAACATCAAGAGCTTTTTCTTCTTTTTTGGAAATTTGTATACTTGCACAAAAAAACACCCTGCATTTGTGCAGAGTGTTGATTTAATATATAACGAGGTGATTAAAATGCTACGCAGTGAGTTGACCCGCTATGTAAATGAGGCGGCCGGTGAAATCACAAAAGAAAACACCGCCGTGATAGAGGAAGAAATCAAGGCGGCGTTTAAGGATAAACATATTAACGAAATGCCTGAGCAAGAAGCCAATGCACGGCTCATTGCTTGCTGTATGGGTATATCTACAAAGCTGTCAGGCGCGGTTGCGGCGCGGCTTATGCAGAAACTTGGACTTTTGTCTGTGACAGATGAATGAGCTGCTCTTTCACGCTGGCAGCAAATTTTTCGGGGTCAATGGGCTTGCGCAGCTCTTGTACTTCTTTTTCAAGAGCGGTAATACGTTCCTCTAAGGTTTTCTGGTTTTCCGGCATATGTAACACCTCCGTATTTTTAATTGTAGTATAAAAATCCACGATGTGCAAGGGGGAATTTGAATGTTTTGGAAAGTTTTCAAAGCCCTTTGTGATAGCGTGGGCAAAACACCAAATGCTATAATAAAAGAAAACAAGTGGGGTGGAACGTCTGCGGCGACAAACTGGAAAAGCGGCAAAATCCCAAATGTCAAAACATTACTGCAAATCGCTGCTTATTTTGGTGTAACCGTTGAGTACCTGCTAACAGGCGAAAACCCTGCGCCCGCTGTGCAGCAGGGCAACGGGGTAACGGAAGCGCAGCGGGAGATTATAGATTGGGTGCTAAATCTCACGCCTGAACAGGCCGAAGTTATACGCGATACGATGGTAAAAAAGTAATGCAAAAAGATTTTAACGAGCTGAAAAATTTACAAGACGCGGAAAACGTGCTAAATCGTGGCGATTATATAAAGGATGTGCCGCCGGATGAAAACTCGCCGTTTGAACGGCAGTATCAGGAACTAAAGCATATAGCGGAAACTGCCGATAAGCGCGCAGAGCAGGCAGCAAAGGAAGCTAATGCCGCAAAAAGGGACAGTACTTTTTCCAAAGCCGTTTCCGTTGCCACTCTTATCGTTTCGATTATATCGGTTATAGTTAATATATGCCCACACTAAATTCATGCCGGTAATTCCGACATTAAGCCAATATAGCGCAAGGAAAAACACTTGTTTGATTGTCATGGCAAAGCCTCCTTTTTGGTGCCATTTTCCTGTTCTTCGAGAAGCCTTTTCCATTCTGCCAGCGCAGTCTTGGCCTCTTCGTCTGTCATTTTCAGTATAAGGTCAATCAAAAACTTTTTGCTTGCGTCCATCTCTCTGCCCTCATTATAACATAAAATCCGCTTTTTCGATAGGGTGTTGTGCTCTCTTTTACAATATACAACTATTGGTTTTGAAAAGCAAGTAGAATACACAACTTTTTATTTGTGCAATACGCTGAATTTTGGCACAAGGTAGTTGAGCACGCGCCGTTGCTGCACCGGTGGCAATGCGGCATAGTTTACCAGCATGTCACGGATAAGCACGTTGAAGCGTGTTCTTTGCGCTGCGGATAGTTCAGCGCGCAATGTGCCGATTTCGTCAAGCAAAATATCAGTGGTAATGTTTTCCATGGTCTGCCCCCCTTTGCGGTAGTGTAGCAGATGGGAAATGAAAAAAAGCTCGTATCTTAGGAGGAACAGCAATGAATATCGATTGGGAAAACCTGCAATCCATGCCGGACGCTGAGTTTTATGTTGTGTATGGCAAGTACATGGCAAGCTATGAGGCTATGAACGAAAACGAAAAGGCAGAAGAAAACAAGCTCAGACACGTTTATCTGATGAGCACAGAATATCATCAACGCCAAACGGTTGCTTCAAATCCAGCGCCTAAAGCGCAAGGTGCTTCAAGCCCGTTCTCCACACTACGTCTTGTGCTGAACATTCTTTCCATTGCTATAGCCGTTTTCGCGGCTTATCAATCCATGATAGTGAGGATAACAGAGGCAATATTGAGCAACGGGTATAGTGGCACCATAGGCTTTATTGTTGCGTTGCTTATGATAACGGGCGGAATAGTGGGCATCGCAATGTTGAAAAAGCAAGCCGGAATGAAAGCGTGCATTATAATTTTCGGTATTGCGGCCATTTTGGGCATTTTATGTTGCGGCACTTTCGGGGATTTGCGGATATACGGAATTTATTGTGCAATCGTATGTATTGTAAACTTTGTGGCCGGTGTTAAAGCATCGAAATAAAAAAATCCCTTGCGCCGCTTTGTGGGTGCGCAAGGGATTTTCATGGACAGCTTCGCCGCGCTCGCCCTTTCGGGGTCTTCGCACAGTCCTGCTATGTTATATTATAGCCGTTGGCGTGCTGCATATCAAGGGGGTAACGCAATGGCAAAATTAAAAAAGCGCAAAGATGGGCTTTATCAGAAAAAGGTCACGCTTTCCACCGGCAAGCAAAAGGTTGTGTATGGGCACACGCTGGCCGAGGTTACGGCGGCAGCGGATGCTTTAAAGGATGATGATGCCCGCGGTTTGGCGGTAGGGGAGCGCCCGCATGTTGGCGAATGGGCGCAAACGTGGTTTACAAGCTATAAAACCGATTTGCGCGCCGCCACTGTCAAAATGTATAGAGAGTGTTATAACCTCCACATAATGCCCGTGTTAGGCAGTATGGAGCTGCGAGAAGTTAAGCCGGTGCATGTCCGCAAGGTTATGGTAAACGTGGCAGACAAGAGCGAGAGCCTCCAACGCAAGGTGCTTTTGACAATGCGGCAGCTTTTCGCAACGGCGCGGCAAAACGGCCTTATAGCCGGAGACCCCACCGAGGGCGTGAAAATCACGCCACACGCCCGCGCGGACAAGAAGATGTATCTTTCCATGGCTGAGGCCAAAAGCCTTATGCAGGCCGTTACAGAGCCGCGTGCGCGCGCGTTCTGCGGCTTGTGCTTGTATTGTGGCTTGCGCAAAGAGGAAGCGCTTGGCCTACAATGGAGTGATATACAAGGCGACCGGCTAACCGTCAACCGCACGGTAACATTTTTAACTAACCAGCAGGACACCAACCACGAGTTAAAAACTAAATCCTCGCACCGTGTTGTGCCCATTCCGGCACCCATGCAGGAAATTTTAAAAGGCGTGCCGCGCGTGAGCCAATACATCATAACCGGCGCGGATGGTCGGGATATATCGCGGCAGGGCTTTGTCAATCTTTGGAATTTCCACGTTAAAAGCGTTTCGCCCGTTGAAGTGCGCCCGCACATGCTGCGGCACACATATGCAACAAGCCTTTACCGCGCGGGCATAGACCTGCGCACGGCGCAAACGCTGCTTGGGCACAGTTCCATAAAAATGACAGCCGAAATATACACACACTTAGAGGCTGAGGATTCAATGCAGGCGGGGGACAAGCTCAATTCGTTTTTTGTTTCCCGTGATATTTCAGCCTAAAATTTACTACTTTTTTACTACCGCACACAGATTGTCGCACACAAGCTTGAATTGCAAAAGGACATAGAAACGAAAATAAAATAGCCAAAAACAGCGTAAACAGGGCATATAAAAATGATTTGTAATCAGTGGGTTGCAGGTTCAACTCCTGTCACCAGCTTTAAAAAATCCGCTTGTTGACGTTTAAAACACAATCAACAAGCGGATTTCCTTTTGCCGCAACGGCACATTTACTACCTTTTTACTACTCTTCAAAAAATCAACAAGTGCCCAATTGCTCCGTTACTACTCTTTAAGCTTGCGCAAAACGGCAGCGTATTCCTTGGGATACAGCGCGTGTATGGCGTCCATGTGTTCATCCAGCACATCAAGCAACAGCTCAAAATCAGCCTCCCGTGCAGCCTCCACAAAGTCGCTTTGCGGGCCGGTTGCATAGGATTCTGCGGTAACTGGACGGCGCAAAACCGTCCTTGCTGCCGTTTTGGCTTCGCCATCGGTCAGGTTGTCGCGGGCGATGCAAAGCAAGGCGTACTTTTCCACATTGCGCCATGTCGTGCCGCCCTGTTCAAGCGCTGTAATGTTAGCCTCGATTTCGTTTCTGTCCACCGAGAACACCCCACAATCAGGCGGTTTTTAAATCCTCTATAAGGCGGCGCACCATATCGCGCGTGCGGTCATCGTCTACATCATCGGAAAGGCGCTCAAGCTCTGCAATCAGCGTGTGCTTGCCGTTAGAGCGGCTGTAATGTCCGCGCACATAATGGCGGCCACCGTTGGCATAACTGCGCCCACGGCCAAAGGTGCCGCGCATATCGGCTTCCCAATCGCCCGCGCCACTGTAGCCGGTATTCTCGCACATCTCGATTTTGTCAATGTTCTTTACGGTATCGGTCAGCTTGTGGATGGTTTCAAGGTCGCCTGTACTTAGCTCGCCCTTTTCCGCGATTTCGTCTATCTCACTGCACAACAGCTCGCGCAGCTTTTCAAGTGATTTCATGCTCATAGTTGTACTCCCTTCATGCAACGCGCTCAGCTATCAGCGCGGCGTTTGCAACCGTGATAGTCTGGGCGCTTGTGTTTTCGGCGGCAACGGTAACGCAACAGCCGCGCGGCACGTCAATAAAGGCGCTAACCGTCACATTTCCATAGTCGCCAACGGCGGCAGGTGTATAAATAGCCGTTGCGCTGTTCAAAGGCTCGCCGTTAATAGCAAGCGCCACGGATACAGCGCTAACTGCGGTGGCCGCCGCGATATTTGCGCCAAAGCTTACTTTATAGCGTGCGCGGCACTGCCCGTTTGTAATGCCGCGCAGTGTTACCAGTCCGCTGCCGGTACGGTGCACGATGCAAGAGCCGCCGGAAACGGCAGTTTCAGTCAACGGCACATTCTGGTTTGCCGCAACGCTAACGGTGCTGGAATTGGTAAATTCAGCCAAAATAATCATCCTTTCAAAAGCAAACGGTGGGACTACTGCCCCACCGTCTTGTTGTAGTATCGGCTGGGCCGACCATTTTGCCGACATCGGCAAAAAGCTGGATATTCGGTTTTAGGCCACAGCGCCGCAGCCAGTGCAAGCGCCGTATACCGTCCCGCCCCACGGATTGCAAGTGGTGTAGCTCGGAACCGGAGACGGACGCAGCGTGTTCACGAGATAGTTGTTCTGTGCCTGCTGGCTTGCCTGCAACTGCAAGCCGAAAATCTGCTGGTTCTGAGCCTGTATCTGCGCATCCTTGGCGGCAAGCTCCTGAGAGGTCAACTTGTCGAGGATAGCACGAGTGCTCGCGTTCTGGGCCTCGATGATGTCCCTCGTGTTGGTCTGGTTGTTGTAATTCGTCTGGCAGAATCCGGTATTGACGGCGTTCGTGATGCCGTTGGCCTGCGTTGCCATGTTGTAATTAACATCGGCAATTGCGGCCTTGTTATCGCAGCAGCACTGCGCAATCTGGGCTTGCAGCGCGTTCGCGTTCTGCATCGCCGTGATGTTGTTCGCGTTCATCTGGGAGACGAGCGCGGCCTGCTGGTTGGCGCGGGAAAGCTCCGCGTTTGCAAAGCCGTTGGACATGTTTTGATTGACGTTTGCAAAGCCGTTAGAAAGGTTCTGGTTGACATTGCCGAAGCCAGTCAGCATTGTGCTGTTCTGCGCATAGAAGCCATCGCAGAGGCCCGTGTTAATAGCGTCCCCTTTGCGCTCCAAGGACTGCGCGGAGCTGTCGATTTGGCGCTGCAAGGTGGCGAAATCGGAGGCAAGCACATAATTGTCCGCTGCGCCCTGCGCCGCGCCATTATTGCCCCAGCCGTTGTTGCCCCAGCCGCAGAAAACGAAGAGGAACAGAATCAGCAGGAAGAACCCACCGTCGCCGAAGCCGCCCCAGCCGTTGTTGCCACCCATCATGCTGGTTGGAGCAACGGGCATGACAGTTGTAGTATCACTTGAAAGACTCATAAATGGTACTCCTTTATAAGGATTTTATTTCTAAAATGTGGCCACATTTATAGACTTTTTGGCGTAAATGTGTTATAATTAGATTGTGGATAGGGTCGCTCCCGACAAGCCGAGAAGTCCAATCGGTTTCCACGTTTTTTTGGACAGTGCGAAAGGACGCCGTATGAGTGAAACTTGGAAAGATGTTGTAGGATACGAGGGACTTTATCAGGTAAGTGATTTGGGACACGTGAAAAGCCTAAACTACAATCACACCATGAAACCGAAGGTGCTATGCGAAAAACGCCATTCATCAGGGTATTTGACCGTTGTCTTGTGCAAAGACGGTCAAAAGCGGAATCACAGCATACACATTTTGGTTGCCGGTGCTTTTATTGAGAATCCAGAGCGCTTGCCATGCGTTAACCATATTGACGGAAACAAAGCCAACAACAAAGTCGAAAATCTTGAATGGGTAACGCGCAGTCAGAACACGCGACACGCGATAAGAACAGGGCTTAGAGCGGATAGCTATATGCGAGGCAGAACCGGAATATCAAATCCGTTGAGCAAAGCGGTTGCACAATACTCAAAAGACGGAGAGCTCTTGCGCGTTTGGCCCTGTGTATCGGAGGCCGCTCGCCATCTTGGATGCAATCCGTGTACAATCACAAACTGCACAAAAGGCAGAATAAAATCTTGCAAAGGTTATATTTGGAAATCTGCGGGGTAGTTACCCCGCTTTTTTACTTTATAAACTGTTGGAGCTGCCGCGCCATACCTTGAAGTTGGTTTAGCTGGCTCTGGCTCATGCGGCCCGACTGCAAGAGCTTTTGCACTTCCTGCTTTGGGTCGCCCTGAAATGTGGAACGGAACTGGTTGAACTGCTGCAAAACGTTTTGCAGATTGCCAAGCGGCCCCTGCATCTGGTTCCCACCCAAGGCATTAAACAGGGGATTGCTCATTGTTCACAGCCTCCTTTGCTTGTGCGCCCGCCAGCGCGTCAAATCGAGCCGCCAGAGCGTCAAATTCTTTGCGTGTGACAAACTCCCCGTTGGGTTGCGAGGCTCCGGAAAGTGGCGTTTTTGCCGCCGTGGTGACTTCCTTGTATTCAAACACGCGCAATGGCTGCGGCATACCGCTACCATCGGTCGTTTTGATATAAAAACGCTCTGCTTCGCTGTCCATGAGCAAGACAGAGTTCCCAGCGGCAACAAGGTAGGCGCGGGCCGCGTCCATCCCCTGCGTCCAAATGATGTTGTTTGACGGCGCAGTTGCGGTCGCCTGTTGTGCCTGCATCTGCGGCTGCGCTGCTGGCTGCATCATTGGCTGATAATACTGCGGCTGGTAGCCCGCATAGTAGTTTGGATATGCTGCCATTATTCGCCCTCCCGAACAAAATAGTAAATGGGATGCTCATCGCCGCTATCCCATGTATCATACCAGTTGCCGTTTTGACCGGACACGACGTGTCCGGTGGTAACTACCACATAGAGGCCGCGCGGATACTCCGCGAAAAAGTCCGCGACTGTATAGCAAGCCGGACAATCGGCCAGCACCATGCGCCGGGTAAAGCCATGCTTGCGCAGCACCTCGCCCCACACGGCATTGCTTGACGGCAAATCACCCTGCGCATACCCCTCTGCACACAGCTCTGCATAGGCCCGCGCCCAGCTCACACCGAGGGCCTTTGCCACTGCCCGCACAGCGCAATCGCCCACACGGGTTGCCGCTGTCGGGTTAGGGTTGTATCGCACCCACATAGCACCGCCCCCTCTGATACCATGATAGAGCACGCGGCCCTCTGGCGGGGGTGTATGCGGGCAGCAATGCGATTTTTGCGGGCAATTTTTTAAAAGCTCTTGACAATGGCACTCTAAAGTGCTATAATATAGTCACAGGGAGGGCAAAAGGCCTGCCCGCGAGAAACGGAGGTAGAACGCTTTATGACGATGCACAATGTTATGGATGGGTACGATACTTACGAAGATGTATGGAAAGCCATTGACGAAGCGAAGGATTGGCTCGAAGTACGGGATGAAGTAAAGTGCATTTTACATGATGCAAGCTGCTATGACAGCACGAGAGACTATGAGGATGAATACAACAACTGGGAAGAAACCGATATGTCCTATGATACCTCATGGGAAAAGATTATTGATGACGCTATGGCTTTTATAAAAAAGTACCAAGCCGAGGAGTGAAAGCATGGATAAAATTCCTCTTGCCGAATATGCCCGCAATCTTGGCAAAGCGCCGAACAATGCGACGCGCCTAGCAAACCGGGGGAGCTTTGAATCCGCTCAAAAAATAGGCCGCGATTGGTTTGTGGACCCGGCAGAACCTTGGCCCGACAGACGACGCAAGCAAGCAACGAGCAAATAAAAAAGGCCCCAACTGCCGAGATTTTCTCGGTAGCTGGGGCCTTGCTATTTAGTATTCAGTTTTGGCTCAATTTGGGCTTTCAGCCGCCGCCCTACAACGGAGCGGTCAAGATGCACCGCAGCGGCAATATCGGCAAGCGGGAGCTGGTCGATATACCGCAACCGCGCAATCGTGCTGTTTGTACGGCCAAGATTCGCACGTCTGATAATTTTTTCAACGTCCTTTGGGGGCAGACCGTCCAGCGCTGCGGGAATGCACAAGCGCGTCCAGCCGCCCGAAATGGGCGTTTTTATCATTTGTGCTCCTTACTTTGCTGCTTCTTCCAGCTCGTTCTTCATGGCGCTCACAGCGTCCTCAATCATGCTATCCAGCTTTTCACGGGTGATGATACCATCGGGCAGGAGTTCGTAAAACCACGAGATAACTTTCTCTTTACGCTCTGCGCCCGCCTTGGTTCCGGTGATGATGATTTCTGCCAGCTTGACAAGCAGCAGGAGAACGGATGCAATCGTTTGGACATTCATAATGTGTTCCTTTCCGGGCAATGCCCGCTTGTGGGGATTGTTTGGTGCAACGTGGTGCATCATGGTGCATAATAAAATTATTCCTGCGAAATTTGCATTTTTACCGCAAAAATCGCAAGAATAATTCTAAAACCAGTGTTTATTTTTGGATAAGGTACTTTTCCAGCGCTTCTTTCGCCTGCTTGCACTTGTCCACATTGTTATCATCTATCGCGTGGGAGAGCAGTGCAAGCATACCCTCTTGGATTACGCGGTTTCCGTCCTCCAAGCGGTCAAGGCGGGCCTTGTCCTTACCGAACAGCTCACCGTGCCGAATGACAGCCTGCTCCACTGTGATAAGCCGCTTATCGATGTCGGCAAGCTTTTCGTTCTGCTGTCCGTCGGGAGACGCCTTGCGCCATTTGCGGATAACGTCAAGTCCCTTATCAATGGAAACGACTGCGACGAACACGGCCATAATCCACCCCCAGACCTGAGAGAGTGTGACGTTTGCAAAAAAATTCTGCATCGGTATCACCCCATTGCCTTGGGAGTGGTCAGGCCAGCACGCTTGATAATAGAGGGATAGTCCTTGTAAACATGGTTCATGTCTACATTGCCCTTGATACCGTCAACCGTGCCCGTGGACGTATATTGCCACATACCGTGCGCAGGGCTATCCGGTCGCTTCGAGCGGTATGCCGCAAGCCAGAGGTCATATTTGGCAAGCCGCTCCATATCAAGCTCTGTCTGCTGATAGGACAGATAGGTGTATACCATGGCATACAGGCCCCAGCCCTCGATGGTGGTTGCGGCCAGCTCCACAAGGTCGGTCAGGTATGCGCGGGTCAGCGGTTTCAGCTTGTTTTCCTCCACGTCCACAACGCAGGGCAAATCCAGCTCCTTGCCCTCGATAGCCTCCCAGAGCTTTGCCAGCTCTGCCGTTGCCGTGCTGACACTCTGCGCATAGGTGTAGTAGTACACGCCCACGGGCAGGCCGGCCTCCTTTGCAGCCCAGTAGTTGCGCTCAAAGGTGGGGTCAATGTAGATACCGCCATAGCTTTTGTTGGTGGATACCGCTTTCAGCATCGCGCCGCCGATACCGGCGGCCTTGACTTTGGCGAAGTCCACGGTGCCTTGATAACGGGAAACATCTATTATGTCGTTCATTTAGACCTCCTTTAAGCCTGTATTGCGCGGTTTACTCTGCGTGCTCGTCTGTTTTCCGAGTAAAATCCGGTGTCGCTGCCGACACAGCATTTCCTCGCCGCGCTATCTCAACAGGCTTTACTCGCCTTTGATGTATTTAACTTCATCTTCGGTGAGTTTTTCGGTCTCGACCAACTTTGTAAGCTGTTCCTCGCTCACACGGTCTTTGGCGTACAGCCGTTTTAGGCTCTCAACAAATCGGCTCATTCAATGATACCTCCCTCCAACAGTTCCTCGGTGTAGCTATCGATTGCGTCAGACACTATGTCACTGGTGCTCATGCGGTTAAGAAAACGTGCCGTGATAGCGCCGTTATCGTCCATGTCAACAAGCACCTTTTCATTGATAACATCGGTATAGCCCACCACTCCAAGCGTTATATCGCTCAGGTTATCCTTGGTGAGCTGTGCTTTAATAGTATCGATGACCGAATAGTTATCAACCTTAATGACAAAAGTACCAACGGTGCTGTTGTCCTCAAGACTGAGAGAAGAACCATCTTTCAGCGTTAGGGTTTTCATTTTGAGTTACCTCCTTTATTAGGACGAATTTTCGACCGTTTTCATCATAGCGAACATATTGCCATACCTCGGTAGGAAGTTCTGCTATGTAGTCATGGATTAAATGGTATGAAGCGTAATTTTTCAGTCTCCCGATATGAGAATTAAGCCTCGGAAGCAAACTATCGTCAATACGCATGGTTCGCGAGTGCTTCATTGTGCGGCCTGCCGCTTCTTTAGTGCATTTCTGATACCCGTATGGATAGGTCACTTTGCCCAAAAACTTAACTCCGTGATATACAGTGTCTATCACTGTTTTACGTGGGTTTGTGACCATTCCGATATCAGAAAGCCGTTTGGTAATGAACGGCAAAGCCCGCACAAGTGCCGCCTTATCTTCATTGACTATAACAATATCATCGACATAGCGCACATAATCAGGAAGATTCAAGCTTTCGGCGCAATAGTGGTCTATATCGTTAAGATAAAGATTGCTGCCATGCTGTGAAGTGATATTTCCAATGGCAATCCCGCTGTCTCCGTTCGGGTTTAATATTTTACGTGCAGGAACGCGCTCCCACTTTGTTAAATCGCAATGCGGGATACAATGTGTTGCCGGATTATCCATATAGATAATGGGTGCAAGATAGAGCAGGTCGTCGGCATACATCCCGTGATAGTGCATGCGGATAAGTTCCAGCATTAGGTGAGTCAGCCTTTGCCGCTGAATATGCATGAAGTAACCGCTCAGGTCGAGTTTTAAATAATAAGCATCCTGCGTACCGTTTGCGCTGGCATTTTGTATATAACCCAGCAGTAATTTTAAGGCATAGTCTGTTCCCATGCCTTTCCTGCATGAAGTCGTGGTCGGTAAGAGAACTTCGTTCAATGCGGGCTGAATTTCCTCACAGAAAAAGGTCTGCACTATGCGGTCACGATATGTTGCGGCAAATACCTCACGAGCGCATGGATAATTTACAACAAAGCAAGTGGAATCTCCGTGCGCATAGCTTCTCGCGTTTATATCATCGACTATCTTTTGCAGTTCGCGGCAAACCAGCGCGAAACTAAACTCCATTGACGATTGCTTGTTTGCCTTCTTTTTATTACAATTCTCATACGACAAACATATTCTTTCAAAATCAACCATTCTGCGATACTCCTGACAAGCCGGACGCGTTTGTTGTTGCTGTTGTTCTTGTTGTTCGTGTTCATGTTGCCGTTGTAGAAGTTCGCGTTGTACGCAACAGTAGCGGACTGCCAAGCAACAAACAAAGCGCGCAGAGCAAGAGTTGCTTCCTTTCGATACTACCCCGCGATGCACGAGGCGAGCAACCACTTTCGCACAATGGGTATTGTGCAAGAAAAGCTAATCTTAGCCTTAGCCGGATATAACCTTTTTGTCTGTCGTATTATACCAGTTCGAGAGTTGTATTTCTACTTTAGACGTTGTTTTGGTTAAAACTCCGATTTCTCCCTTAGTCAGTGCTTTGTTTTTGTACATGTATCGAATATCAATCCATATTTCCTTTATTATTTGCTGACATTCAATTATAAGTTCCAATCGCCGTTGCACGTCATGTTCCTGCGTTCCCCAGAAAATGTTTTTCTCGCATTTTAAGAGCAGGCGATTAAAATCTTCCTGAACGCAAACAAAACCTTTAGCGATACCACGCTGCCGGATACTATCGTTAATTTTAAGTCCAATTTCGTCCAAGAGTTTCATTAAGGCGGGTGCTTGTTTCTTACCATATAGTATTTCATCTTCATTTGCCATTTTTGTCTCCTTTTGCTTCCCGCGCACTTAGGTGCGCGGGAGATTTTTAGATAATTAGAAAGTCCTGACAAGCCGGACGCGTCGGTTGCCGCTGTTGGTCTTGTAGTTCGTGCCCATGCTGCCGATGAAGAAGTCCGCGTAGTACGCAAAAGTAGCGGACTGCTCACTGCTCGACCAAACTGTAATCGGAAAGTTCATCGGCAATCGTTTTAATTGCACGGAGCCGTCATAACTCTTGCGCTTAGAATCGACTTGCCAATACATATTTAGCAGCACGTTCAGTTCGTCTTTTGACGGCACAAACCATTTCGGGGAATTGTACTGATAATCGCCCCATTTTAAATAATGCCAAATAACGCTGTAAGCCGCGCTGCTCCAGTCGATACACCCATCCGTTTCAGCCGCAGCAATAGCAAGAGCGGTGTTGTTAAGTCCGGTACCCCAGCCTGTTGCTGTTCCGAGAGAAGTATAAAGCGTTCCGCTTGTGCCATTCGACCACATCAGGTTTTCGCCATTTCTCGGCGCAATCAAATCTTGGTCACGCACAACATAGAAACGGTTCGTTCCGCTTGTAGTGTCTTTAACCACCATACCAGTAGCGCTGTCCACATGGTAGGTGTTTAGACCGCTGGTTATAGGCGCAACGGATACGTCACCCTTGAAGCCGATTGCATAATCAAAAAAGATAATACCGCCACCCTCAACACGTCTGCCGATGTAGCCGCCCTTGTCTGTGAAAGTAGGGTTCGTGATAATATTCTTTGTGTAGGTGTTGGCGTTGTCCTGCGCGGTTTGCGCACTTATAGTGTACGTTGAGCCGCTTTGCGTGGCGGTAAGGCCATTAGTGACACTGATTGTCAGCGCGTTTGTTCCGTTTATTGTAGCCGCCGCGCCCGTTTCGCCTTTTGCGCCCTGTGGGCCGGTCGGCCCAGTCGCGCCCTGTGAACCGGTGTCGCCCTTATCACCCTTTTCGCCTTGTATACCCTGTATACCCTGCGGGCCTTGCTCGCCGGTATCTCCCTTGGGACCTTGTGGACCGATTACAGAGCCTAAATCCAATTCTGCCATAATAAGCCTCCTTATATCGTAGCTATCAAGTGTCCGGATTCGTTAATTTCAAAGGCGGGCGCGGTGTCGCCGGAGTAGCTGAGTATTAAGTGCCCGCTTGAGTTGACGTAAAAGGTATAAAGCCCGTCAGCTTCCACAATTGCGCCGGTGTCGCCTTTATCGCCTTTTTCACCTTGTATGCCTTGCTCGCCGGTATCTCCTTTGTCGCCTTTGTCGCCTTTGTCGCCTTTGTCGCCTTTGTCGCCTTTGTCGCCTTTGTCGCCCTGCACACCTTGTACGCCCTGCGGGCCTTGCGGGCCGGTCGCGCCTTGAGCGGAAACGCCCGTGTTGACATAAGCGTTTTTTCCCGTGTCCCATACATACCATTGGTTGTTGCTTATATACGGTACACGGACAGCAACAGTTGCCGCTGCATTCGCGCTCTTTGCAGCAGCAGTTGCGCTATTCGCACTGTTTGTAGCGGATGTTGCCGCTGCATTAGCGCTCTTTGCCGCATTGCTCTCCGAACCAGCCGCTGAGGACGCGCTCTTTGCCGCCGCCTCGGCGCTCGCTGCCGCTCGGTCTGCAAATTCTTCTATACCGTAGATATAAGAAGCATCCTTGATATCGTCATTCTGCATTGGGTTCTCGTGGCAGCACACCTTAAAAAGCGGTGTTTGCACAATGTTGCCAGCAGAATCGACGATTTCAAAGCAGCCCGTGCAGATGCCTGCGCTTGTGCCGCACTGCTCGCTCATGGGGTAGCTGATAACGTTTCCGCTAAAGGTAGCAACCTCATTTACCACAGTGCCGGAGGGCTTTTTATACCTCACCTTTACCGTGCTCCCGCTCGGTATGGAGTAGGCAACGCCGCCGTCATATAGCGTTGCGCGGATAACCGGTAACAGCTTGCTGTACTGGGTCACGTCAACCGCCGGCGGGGCGTGCGAAATGTTGAAATCAAGGTCTATATCCTTGTAAACTTCACCGGCCATAACAGCCTCCTTTCAGCTTAGTAGCAGTTTTTGTTTTAGGAAATACTCGTAATCACGCCGCCTTCGACCGTTACTTTTTTATAGCTTGATGTTTTGTTGTCAAAGTCAATATCGGTAATAGGATAAAATGTTTGGGTGAAATTATTGCTCGGATAATTAGGTGCGAAACCATTGATTGCACTAACACCTCCGAAAGCGATAATATCTTCACTTGTAGATATATTTTTCGTGGAATATAGTGACCCTTGAACTTCCAGATTCCCTTTTATATATACGGTAGAATATTTTGACGAAATTTCAAGCCCACCAATACTAAGTGAGCCACCACTAATGTCTGCACCGCTGATACTGCCGCTGGTAATAGTATTGCCGTCGATGGTTGTGCCACTTATAGAACCGCCAGTAATGGTATTACCTTTTATGGTGTTGCCCTCAATGGTTATACCGGTAAGCGTGCCAGTGCTAATTTTACTTGCATTAAGATTTTTAATTGTGGCCTTTGACGCATCCAGCTCGCCGGTCAGGATATAATCGGCGTTGATTTTTCCTTCTGCGGTTATCGCCAAGCCGAAAAGCCCATTGTAACCGGTAGAAGAGTACCCGAGGCCTTCTTTGTTCCAGCGCCAAACCTTTTTTGCATCGCCAATGGAAGGCGAATTCATAATCAAGATTTCGTCTGGCTCGTTGTCACCGTCGCTGTCGTGCAGTACAACATAGCCGCCCAGATTGCCGGTTATCTGCTTTGTAGCGGACTCGATTTGTGTTTGCAACGAGCTTTTAACTGAGTTTATGGTGTTGTTAAGTTCAATCTCAACAGCTTCGGCTTTGGTATCGTCTGTATACTTGGACGCAAGCACCCAGTCGGAAGCGGCATATTTGCCCGTTTTGGTTTTTGCAACTTGGCATCGCAAAATATCGCCATCGCTTCCTTGTACCCACAAATCGCCTTGGTCATATGGAGGGGTAGGTGTAGAGTAGAAAACCCTGCGTTTCCCATCGGCAGTGTCTTGTGCGGTGGCTGCGTCCGCAAGAGCTTTTGTTACATCGGTGTCAATAATTCGCGTCCATTGATACGTGCCGTTGGAAAGCATAAAGCGGTAAGCGTAACCTGTTTTGGTGTTGTAAAACAAGTCCCCCAAATGCACATTCTTGTCGTTGTCGGTTGTCCAATCGGATGCAGGCACATTATCAAGCGTCGGTACATAAGCATAAAACCATGTCGCTATGTTCCCGTCTACCTGGCTTTGGAGATTGACTAAGTCAGCATTGATTTTTGTAACCGCGTTTGCAAGATTCGTGGCCGAAGTGTTGGCTGCTTTTTGCGCCTCTTTTTTGGCCTGTGCTGCGGCCGCAACCACCTTTTGGAGGGTTTCCATCTGCTCATAATACTGTGATGCAACATAATCCTTCTGAGCGTTGCCAAGCACAAGATTGTCGTACTTGTCTGTAAGCACATTAAATTCGGTTTCAACCACCTGTGCAAGAGCCACAACGTTCATCTGCGGGAATGAGACGGACACTGTATCACATAAATAGCAGCTTTCAAGCAGCACGAGGTCTTTGTACTCCATGCTTTGCGCGAGTTGTGCGAAGTTTACGTCAATGCTTACATCCGGCACACCGATTTCATTGTCTTCGAGATATTGCTGCGCCACAGCTTTTAGTTGGGCTTTAGTCGGTATCGTGCCATAAGCAAGCTCCGTATCTTTTGTGGGCGTTTCGCCCTCGTCCAGCTCTGTAAAGTAGCTTGTCAGGTCAACCGGCAAATAGTGCTCATAGCTAAATGTGCCCTCTGCCTTAAGAATACAGCCGTCTATTTCAACATAGTTATCATTGCTCTGGTCGTAGTAGTACGGATAGATACCAGTGTAAACCTCTGCGCAATTTGCCTCTTGTTTGAAATCCGTCATGTTTTTGCCATAGCGGATTACAAGACCACGGTTCGCGCCGCGAGAGGACCTATACTTGACAGTATAGTTGTCCCATTCCAAGTCGCCAGCACCAACCTCTTCCACAAGTGCGCCAATTACCGCCCGGCAAGATACCGGCGTTGTGTTCTCATAGTCAAAAGTCGCCCCAATATCCGTCCAAAACGCAAACGGATTATCTGAGGTGGAATAGGTGTGCATTTTAGAAAACACATCGGCAACGTTGGTTGCTTTAAACGGCATAACCAGTATGCCCGACAAATCATAGCTGATATGCCGCGCATACACGGTTATGGTGCCGCCGATGGTTTTTACAATGCGGTAAACTCGGAATGGCTGCGGGTCTTTCCCTGGGGCAGGTCGTGCGCAGATTATAGAGCGATAGCCAATTTGGTCTACCCACTGCCCGCCAACAGACAATGTGGCTTGCAATTCGTACTCGCCGTTGCGCTTTTCTGTCACAGTGCAGGCCATAGGGTCAAGCCTGCCTATGCCGTTTGTATCAAATGTAGTGTCTGTGGATGAAAATAGTATGGGTTTCATAACGTCCACCACCTCGGTATAATACTTACGGATGTAATGCCGCCCGACCAGCCGACAACGTTATTACCGGCGCTTAAAACGGGGTAGTCCAGAGCAGAAACAATACTGTTTAGATTCAGCGTGCTTTTGTAGGCAGTTTCAAGCTCGCAATCAAGGGTTGCATACTTGTTAAAATCCGCTTCGAAGCCTATCGCAGTACCTGCTACGGTCAGAATTGATTCATCGCTGCCGTAAACAGTTATCAGCGGCTTGGCATCGAATTTCGTTGGATTGCGTATTGCAGTCCCGCTCTCGGTAATCGTTATGGCTCTTTCGCCTGTTTTTAGGTACTTCTGCGGCTTGCAGTCCAGCGTTATGGTAAACGGGGCAACATGCCCTAAGCGGATGTCATTATCGGGAGAATTGGTAACAAAAACCTTGCGGTAAATATCCGGCTCGTACTCTGTTTCAAGCCGCAAATAGTCCACATTGCCATTAAAGAACTCAGCGGCTTTTGAAAGGGCCTCGCCCGCATGGTCTTTTTGCAGCACAAAGCAGCGTGCAGTGCCCGTGCAATTTGTATAGCTGCCATCCCAAAACTTCACATCGCCGTTTTTGCCTGGCACGTGCTGTGTTGTAACATTTGCCTCGGGCGCGGTAAACGTGATAGGGGATTGCAGATAAATGCCATAGTCCGCGCTGCACTTGCCGTCCAGCCAAAATTTGTATTTAGGCAAACACCGCCACCTCCCTGTTTGAAAGCGCTTGCAACTGGCGGCTTATCACCTTCGCAAGGCTTTCCTCGCTTGAATACTGCGCGCCGTTTATCGTGATGTTTATTTCAGTGCCCGTGGTCTTTTTACTCTCGCTTGAGCTTTCGCTCTTGGTCTTTGCGCTGCTGCTCAAAAGCTGCGAGGCGGTTGTTTCGGCATCATCAAGCTTTACGTTCTCAATGGTTATGCCCGCGGGGCGCGTGTTAGAGTAGTTGTGCGTGCCCGTGGTCTTGCTTGTGCTTGAACTGCTCGAACTGCTTGAACTTGAGCTCTTAGTGCTGGATGTATACGCCTTTTGTTCCGCTGCAAGCTGCGAGGCGGTTGTTTCCTGCGCAGCCTCTTGCTGTGCTTGCTTTTTCTTTTGGTTGCTTTTATATGCGGCATATGCAGTGCCGCCCGCAAGTAGTGCAGTGCCTGCCAGAGCCGCCCAGCCCACGGGGCCGCTAACCACACCCGCAATAGTGCTGCCAATCGTGCCAAGGCCGCTTACTATAGTGCTGCCAATCGTGCCAAGGCCGCTTACAATTTTGCTTCCGACGCCTACAATCGCAGTGCCGATTTTTCCTATAACGCTTGTACTTTTAAGCACCGTACCGGTGCCTGCCGCAATGCTTGTCAGTTTTTCGCCCATGCTTGCGGTTTTGGCAACTGTGCTCACGGTTTTGGCGGTCGTACCAATGCCTAAAACGGTTTTTGCACCGTTCCAAAGTGTTGAAATCAGCCCGCCGCTGGAAGAACTTGAAGAACTTGAAGAACCGGACGCAACGCTTGAAACAGTGCCGGTCACATTCGCGGCTATCTGGCTCACGTTCGACATGGTGGAGCTGAGGTTTTGCAGCGTGCTGATCAAGCTGTTTATGTTATCAATAAACGATAACACACTGTTTATGCCGCTGCCAACGCCGGAAATAAAGCTGCCCATGTCGCTCACGAACTCGCCCAAAGAGCTGCCCGCGGCTTCCACATCGTCAACAAAGGTATAGCCTACAATGTTGCCCGCTTCGTCCACCTCAGCCTTGAGGTAGCCCATGGCCTCTTCCGCGCTGTCGCTTTCGTCTACAAGGTAGCCCAAAGCCTTTTGCCCAGCTTTCAGCTCCTTGACGTACTTAGTGCCTATCTGCTTTCCGGCATCATCTGTTTCAGCCACAAGGTAGCCGAGCGCGTGGGTCTCTTTGTCAATGCTCTTTACAAACTTGTAGCCGTCAACGGTGGCATCTTCCTCGCTGCCAGCTAAATCATCAATCCAGCCGCCAACATCGGAGATGAAGCCGCCTATGCCGGAGAGTGTGCTGCTAAGGTCGCTAAGGCTGTCCTTTAGCTCCTCGGTGGCCTTTTTGACTTCGTCGGTTTCGTCCTTGTAATCCTCAAGCGCGTTTTGCGCGCTTTCAAGCTCGCTTTCAGCCTTTTCAAGCTCGCTGGCATACTCTTGCGTTATCTCGCTGTTGTAGCCGGTGGCTTGCGCAGATTCAATAAAGAGCTGCTTTAGCTTGTCAACCTTGGTTTGTGCCTCGGTAACTTCGTTCTCATAGTACGCAAGCTTTGTTGCCGCAAGCTCACTTTCCTCGCCTGTAAAGGTGTAAGCATCGCCAAGGGCCTCAAGGTTAGCCGCGGCCTGTTCTGCCGCCGTGCCGCCCGCAAGCTCTTCATTAAAATCCTCTATGGCCTTTGCTGCACTTTCCGCCTCTTTTTCGGAGGCTTCAAGCTGCTTTAAGGCTTCTGCGGCCATTTCTTTATCGCCCGAGGCCGTGTATTGGTTCAAAAGCGCAGTGTACTGCTCAACCTTGGTTTGCGCCGAGTTGTAAGCGTCTTTAAGAGCGGTTGCGTGTGCGGCTTCGGCTTCCTCTTGCGTGCCCGTATAGGTATAGGCATCGCCAAGGGTCTCAACAGCCGCCGCGAGCTTTTCGGTTGTGCTTAGCTCTTTGGTTGTAGCAGAGGACGATTTTTTTGAGCTACTGCCGGAGTTGCCGCTATTGCCGTCATCGTCGTCATCGTCGTCATCGTCGTCATCTGTAGTAGTGACTTTTGGCGTACTGCTAATACCCTTGGCTTTGCCGGTGGGCACGGCGGGTTTGGGGCTCTGAGTTTGGCTTCCGGTGCGGCTGGTTAGGGTGTTAGTTGAGCTGCTTTTGTATGTGTTTTTGTTGCCCAAGCCACCGCCATTGCTGGTTTTGCTTTTAAGGTTAGCGTCGGTATAATCCCATGTGAGCGCCGAAAAATTGCCGCTCATAAGGTTATGCACTATCCACTGGAGATTGGGGAGCTCTGTTGTTACAAAGCTGTTCCATGCGCTTTTAAAACCGTCAATCCAGCTATCTACAACGTGCCGCCCTGCCGCTTCTGCATCGCTGCCGGAATCATCCGAGGCTGTAACAAATTCAGTTACAACATCAACGCCTGCATTATAAACAACGTCAAGAGAATCGCTTATTCCTTGTACAACATTCGCAATCAAATCGCCCGCTGCGGTTAAAAGCTTGCTTACGTTGTCGGAGCTTAACAGTTCGGTAACAAAACTCACAACAACGTCAGTCGCTGCTGTCATAATTTCCGGTAGATTATCCGCAATGCCAGTTACAAAGTTTGCAAGCAAATCAACGCCTGCGCTTACAATTTCCGGGAGGTGCTCTGTAATACCGCTTACAAAGCCGGTCGCAATTTCGGTTGCAACGTCCAACACCTCGCCTATGTGGTCGGAAATGCCCTGCACAAGGCTTGTGACTATTTCAGCCGCTTGTT